ATATTTCTTGTTGAGCAGATTGCACGAGAAAAGAAGAGAATGGCAGGAAAGTTACACCGCAGCAGTGTTGGGTTTGACCTATGGTAACTTTGATCGCACACCCGTGATCACTGATCAGTATCCGGGATATTGTGGATTGATGTTCCAGAAAGGTGTGGCAAGTTGGCATGTGGGCCTTACTGAACAAAGCCGCCAGATCATGGTACATCTCAAAAACAACTTTAAAATGCATCAAATTTATATAGATGCTATCAATCACAACTTAAAGATCTGTGGCATGCCTAAGTCTCCGTTGGAGGAATCTAAGTCAGCACCTGCTGTGCATGTATCTCGAAAAAAATCTGACATAATCAACCCGCAACCCAGGCCAGGTGTATGGATTGTAGACAACTTCTATCAAGACCCTGACGCTATCAGAAAGTTGGCACTAGAACAAGAATACGACCAAGGTGGCATTGGAAAGTATTACATAGGCAATCGCACCCGTCAGCAGTTTTTGTTTCCAGGATTGAAAGAAGAATTTGAATACATCATGAACCGTAAGATCGAGAAGTGGGAAGAATACGGAATGAATGGTAGATTCCAGGTATGCAAAGAAGGTGAGCCACTGGTTTATCATTGCGATCCACAAAGGTGGGCTGGTATGCTGTATCTCACACCCAACGCACCTTATCAAACAGGCACATCCACACACGCACTCAAGGGCACAGATGTACGGCATCTCAGTCACCCTGATGTAAACAAATGTTTCAGACCGGGCAGTCAGAATCTAGATAGAACTATATTTGAGCCTGTGGACAACTTTGGCAATGTGTACAATCGCTTGGTGATCTTCAATGCTGGATACTTACACTCGGCCACGGATTATTTTGGATACAACAACGATAATTGCCGACTGTGGCAGATGTTCTTCTTTGACTAGGTGCAAGTGATTTCTAGACTTGATATCTTTTTCTGGATAGCATCTAGATTCACAGTGTTCCACAAGCCAGGATGTAGAGGCCTTGGTAGTCTTCCACTGTGTATCCAAGCATAGCCTACATGTTCGTGATTGAGTTCCGGGATAAACTCGTGATCCACTCTGCACCAGAAGGTATGATATTCAAATCCACCATCGGGTGATGTGAATTTTTCAATGGGTATCAATTTCTGATATTCGGGCATGCTGCCTAATTCTTCTGTACATTCGCGTTCCACAGCCGCTATCAGTGTTTCGTCAGGTTCTACTTTGCCGCCGGCTAACCCCCAGGTGTCTGGGTATTTTGAATCGTTGCGTAGTAGATAAAGATAGCAGCGGGTTCTTACACAATAGAACCAAACACCTACGGCTTTTACAATACCAGGTTCCATGAGCCTCCGGTGTACAGGCCATCAATGCTCTTGACCCATTTGGTTCCGTTCCAGAAGTATTGTATACCTGTGGTAAGATTGACCACATATTGTGGATCTGTGCTAGTGCTGTTGAAAGCAACAACCCAGCGTGTGCCGTTGTATTCAATGATGTCATTGGCATTGGCTATCAAAGGTTGTCCACCGGTGCCTTGCCAAGCAATGGGATTGTTTGAGTTATCAGCATCGCCGGTGCTTTCATTCAGCAAGTATCTTTGTCCCACAGCAGCAGGACCTAGTCCATTTCCGGGTCCGGCTGTGAGTGGATTGATCACAGCATCTACTGGACTCAATGTGTTTTGTGGTGCTGTGTCTGGATCAATGTTGTAGATCAGCAATCGATCATCTGCAGGATTCACAGCGATAGTACCCACGATGCTGGAATCAGGATTCCACGGATTGTCCAAAGTGATGTAACTAATACCCGGACGTAACACACCATATGCGTTGATCACAGTGGGCCAAGTTATCTGTGGATTTTCCACTATAGGAAAGTCAAATGGTGCTAGGCTTATACGATCTGGGTTCACAGGCTGTGGAGGTTGCAATACCTGCAACTGCCCATCCAACAACAGAACTTGATAACTCCAAGGTGTTACCTTGACCCGTGTACCCAGTAACAAGTCATTGTTGCTTATAGCATTCACAGCATCACCCTGAGCATCAAATATGCTGGCGATAACTCTTTCCACCACACCCAGTTTCTTGATCTTGGCCGGCGATGAGATCCAGATAGGCATGCTAAATGTCATGGTCATGATGTCAATCGGGTCGCCGGTGCCTTGAGGAATAGATCTAGAACTCCATCTCACATTATCGAGATTACATACAGTGAGACTAGTCCAATCGATATAGTTGTCTGTGGCCTGTATTTCCAATGCAGGGTTAAACAGCGTGGCGATCTGTTCAAACAACTGCATCTTTTGATTGGTATTTGAAGTCCAAATATCCAAGTCAATGGTGAGTTTGTACGGCACAGGCATGAGACGTTCTACTTGGAAAGCATTGCCTTGTGTGGTTTCGTAAGTTTCTGTGCCCGGATCCCAGGTACGTTGTCTCACAAACATCTTGTTCACATGATATGGCTCTTGCATTCGTTCACGATCATAAGCAAGTGCAGTGATGTGAAATGTCATCAATGGTGTGGCATTTAGACTGTTTGCTGAGTTTTGGTTCAGAATGGTCTGTGCTTGTCTACTAGCATCTCCATAGCGTATAGGCACACGGATTAGATCACTTGTGCCTTGTTCGTTGCGCCCGTATTCAACTTCAAATAGACTGAACATGCGTGTGAATTGCAGCAGATAGCGACGTATTTGTTCGTCGTAAAAGAATAATTGCATAGTTAACTGCTCTTCTGATAAGGTTGTGTTGGCGGATATGGATTAGGAGGCAAATTACCACCTTGGTCACCGTTGGCATCGTTAGGTATCAAGGCCTGGCTGAGACTTTGACGACTAGGTATATTGCCAAGATCCGTGGTGTTCACAGTATATGTATTGTTAACGAAGCTGGAGCGTAAAGTATCGTTAGTCGAGCCCGGAGTGAGATTGGTTCGTACCTTGCTCTCGATCTTGATCCAAGCAGTACCGTTAAAGCGGAACAAGCGATTAGGAAAGTAATCTAACCGCAACGCAAACTGCCCGGCAACCGGATTGATTGGAAAATTTATTCCGGCTGTGACAGGCAACCCATTAGGTGGAACTCCATCTCCGGTCAAATAACCCTCGGTGTAGCCATCACCTCTAGGTGTATTACCGTCATTGGCCACTGTGCGGCTGGCATCAGATATGGTATAATCTGCGGTGTATGTGGCACTTGCAGGATTAGCAGGCGTGCCATCGGGATTGGTAGCAACGATATAGAACTTCACAACATCAAATCCCGATGTGGGTACTTCGGCCTCTGCCTGTGCCAAGATAGCATCGTTGATCTCCAGATTTCTTGGCCGTGTGCTTTGTTGATTTTCAATGGTAGTAGGATTTGTAACCAAGGTCCAATATTCCGTATTGTTGATATCTGTGCCCGGTGGCACATTCTTGTTTGATGTATAGTAAGTATCGCCATAAAGCACTGTGACACCGCCTGGATAGAAATTGCCCGGATCCCAGATGTTGAGAGGTTCAAAGGGCTGTTTGGTAATCTCATTGAATTCTTGACTGTTGACCATGGGTGTGGCCTTCACACGCCACAAGTGAGGTAACCAGGTCTGGCTGAAACCTTCGGCAGCAAAGGACGCATCCTGTACCACATACCATTTTGGCAACGCTCTGGGTATGGCTGAGTCCAAGGGATTATAGTCTAGGAGATTGGGCAGTTCAAACACATCACCACTCATGAGTTTGCGCCCTATGGTGTCTATCATGTTGTTGTAGTGGAATGTGATAAACAAGGTATCGTTGTTCAGGAACAAGCCAAACTGGGTAAGATCAAAGTCAAGATCCTGTTGGCGATAAATGCCACGCATCACATACACATCATTGTCATATGCTCGATCACGGTTTTCCAACAGCAGCAAATCTTCGATAAACAGCGGGTTTGTGCTATCGTATTTAGGCAGCGTGGCATCGTTGTTGCCGGTATTGTCGTTGGTGAGCGGTCCCAAGTATTTGTGCAAATACATGTCCACCCCACCAACCTGATACATTTCACTTATTGTGCGGTCGAAAAAACGGTAATCCGCGGTGCGATTGGGACGGTATAGACTGAGTCTTGGCATAGTGCTGTATTTATGGGCAGGTTGACCAGAAAGTCTGCTTCAGTTATAATACTCGCATGAAAGTCATAAAGCTAGATCGAAGATATAAACCGCACAAAGAGGCCGGGTACGAAGCCGGCCTGCGATTCAACGGCTGGTGGGATCATAAAGACAAAATCAACCAGATTGAAGCAATCTGCAAAAGTCTCTTAGACAGCGGGTTGTCGACCTAAAGTTCTGATTGGCTTGGGTATTTTGGAAAACGGAGATATAGCGAAACCGCACCCTACTACATTGTGTTCCGCAAGGAATCAGACATGACTGTTGTGCTGATGTGCGCGGACTTGACCAGAAAATCATAGTGTGCTATAATACACACTTATCCACTAAAAAGGTGAGAGAATGCGTGTAGCAAACTTTGTTGCAAAATATTCTACTGCAAATCGTAGCAAAGCCGTAGTTCCCTACGACAAGATCAAAGCCACGGAAAAATGGGTAGAATACAGCATAGACATACAAGATATGAGTCGTGCTATAATGCGAGCCACTTTTGATGAAAAATGGAAACTGGCAGCAGCACTGGAAATCGCAGAAAGAAAGCGCACCTACATGTATAGGCATAAAAACTTTGACCTCAGCCGTGCCGGCAGATTGTTTGACGCGGTAAGAGATCTCCCCTCAACTAAGTAAGGACACATATGGCAACCCTCGCAGCAAAAGCCAACGTCAAGGCGTTGAATCCTCGTAGCCCAGACACCAAGTATGTTGGCAACGAACCCGAATGGCGTGTGCAACCCACAGAAAACCGTTCCAGTAAATTCAGCAATGCATTTGGCTGGTATAACTATTTCTACGGCAAGAAAGATGCCAA